AAGATGCAGCAGGTAACACCAAACCAAGCAAAAAGAAATCTAGCGAAAAAATAGATGGAATCGTAGCCCTTTGCATGGCACTAGGCCGAGCAATGGCGAATGTAGATTTAGACGTAAATGATTGTGAGGTAATTTTTTAATGAACTTAGTTACTTTGGAAGAAATGAAGCAGCACCTTAGAATTTTGCATAGTTTTGATGATGCAACCATCCAGATTTATCTGGACAGTGCAGAGCAGCATATCAAGAACTTTCTGGGTGATGACTGGATCAAGACCACAGAAGCACCAGCACCAGTTAAGTCTGCAATTCTGCTACTGGCAGCAGACTTGTACCAAAACAGAACCATGCAGGCAGATCAGGCCCTAAATAATAACCGTGCATTTGATTTGCTTTTAGGCCCATACATTACAAAGCAGGTGCATTAATGAATATCGGATCTATGGATAAACTTTGTATTATCGAGAAATACAGCGAGGGCGGACGTGATGAGGACGGCTTTCCATTGCCAGCAGAATGGCAGGAGTTCACCAGATTGTACGGAGATTTTAGACCGTTAAGCAGTCAGGAAACTATTTCGGCACAGGCGGAAAGTGTGAATTTTAAAGCTAGATTGATCACTCATTTTGTCGATGGCATTAATTCAAACATGCGAGTTCGGATTTATGGCCTGAGTGCTGAGCCTGAGTTGTTCGGAATTGATGGTGTGATACGTGACCACAAAACCAACAGACAACACTTAACTTTTGAATTGCGAGAGCCAGAAACAGGCTGGGAATAACCCCCTTTTTTTACTTCGCATAATCTTGATTATGTTAAGTGATTAAAAAACAACCCTATTTTTTAAGTTGATTTTATCGGTTATTCTGCGAAGCAACAGAGCTAATTTTAAGAATAACCATGTCACTTTTAACCATCGTTGAAGCATCCAATCAGTTCAATATCACTCGATCCAGAATATATAGAGCATTGGACAAGGGAACCATCACCGCCCAGATTGATGCTGATGGAGTTAAGCGGATCGACCCTACAGACCTAGTTCGGGTATTTGGGAATGCCAAACAAAAGAAACATGCACCGAACAAGTCCGACACAATAAAAATGGAGCAGTCCGAAACTGTAGTGGAAATACTGCGAGAACAATTAAAACAAGCGCAAGAACGAGAACAATTTTATAAGCAAGAAATAGCTAATATTAGAAAGGATTTTGATGATTACAAGCTGCTCATTGGAATGAAAAAGCCCTCCCCTACCGATTCACCAGTTGAACAGCCCGAACAAAGTCCGATACAGAAAAATGATTCAGTCCAGACAGTGCAAGCGGTACAGCGTAATGACATAGGCCGAACAGATCAGAATGCACAGAAATCAGCCGAAACAATTGCACCTAAAAAACATGGTTTATTTGGTCGCATGATTAGAACTCTCATTGATGACTAAATTAGAGTTTAGCCAAGTGGGTGATGTTCATAAGCACACAATTAGTCACCCATCATTTAGAGTTCACAAAAGTCATTTGTTATCGTGAAAAACAAACTAAAAATTAAATTTAAAAAAAGAAAAAAGGCTTTTATTAATTTTAAATGCTTTTAAATGCTTTTAGACGAGCCAAAAGCATTGGCACATAAGGCTTTCAGAGGACATTTAAACACAAATTCCTTGTCATATGCACACAAATTCCTTGTCATATGCACACAAATTCCTTGTCATATGCACACAAATTCCTTGTTTTTAAACTCATTGTTGTTTATTGTGTTTATAAACATTTTTTAAATAAGTGTGTTTAAATGAAAAGTGAATTGATTGTAAAGGACAATGCTCTAATAAATGCATCATATAATTTGGAGTTATCAGAACAGCGTTTAATTCTCTTATCTATCGTTAGAGCAAGAGAAACAGGGCAAGGTATTACAGCGGATAGTAAGTTAAAAATTTATGCTTCTGATTATGCAAGCCAGTTTGGTGTAACCAAAGAAACAGCTTATGAAGCCTTAAAGACAGCCGTAGATAATTTATTTAATAGATATTTCTCATACAAGACGTATGAAGATGGTGACAAGGAATTTGTGTGCAAATCACGGTGGGTTAGCCGTATTGGGTATGCAGACAATCATGGGGAATTATTTATAACCTTTGCGCCTGACGTTGTTCCCTTGATTACTCGATTAGAAGAAAGATTCACTAGCTATCAATTGAAGCAAGTGGCAGGACTTACAAGTAAATACGCTATTCGAATTTATGAGTTACTCATATCTTGGCGTACCGTTGGGAAATGCTTGTTTACAATAGAGGATTTTAGAGAGCTATTGGGTATTGGTGTCAATGAATACAAATTAATGCACCAATTTAAAGGCAGAGTATTAGACCCAGCTATAAAGCAGATCAATGAGCTAACAGATCTTGCAGTGAGTTATGAACAGCACAAGTCTGGCCGTACAATTACAGGCTTCGAGTTCAAATTTAAATTAAAGAATCAGCCACCCAAAGAAAAGAAACCTACTAGAGATCAAAACACGATTGATATGTTTGCAGGTATGACACCAAAACAGGTTTTGTTATTTGCGAAGAAGTTGGCCTATGACGATCAGTTTGGTGGCCGTGTTGGTGAAGTTGGGGAGAGCCGAGAGGATTTAGAAAGAAGATTGACTGATTTACTCGTTGATCCGAGAAACCAACAGAAGTGGGCAGATGATTTAAAACGATTGGGATTTAATAATTAATTTAATTTGGGACAGAGCTAATGAACCAAGCAGTAGAAACAGAGCAATTAATTAAGCCAAAGAATAAATTTTCCTATGGTCAGGATGGTTTATTCACAGTGGGATTTGAAGTCTGGCAGCAAATATATGAACATGAATCATGTGGTATCAATGAGATGGTTGTATTTCTGGCCTTGTCGTGTGGTACTGATGAAAACCATATCAAAAGCACATGGAGTATTAACTCAGTCAAAAAATACACTGGATTGACAGAAGTGCCAGCAAAAAAAGCACTTAAAAATTTAACTGATGCTGGATTTGTAAGAGTAATTAAACCAGTGCTGAAAGCAGGCGATAGACCTGAGTACGAAGTGAAAAATTCAGCTCCAGAGGATGCTAATTATATTTGGCTCCCGAATAGCTTAGTTGTGAGCGTTCGGGGTGAAAATTCACCAGTGAACAGGCTTAAAAAGCGCAATGATAAGAGGCTTTTATATTACTTTATCCGTTTATATTACTTTCAAGATATGAGAGAAACAGGTTGTATATCTCAGAAGATTATTCATGCTGATGTGCATGATGATGCACTGGAATTAGAAACTTCATTAGTTACTCGATTTAATCGTTGCATAAATTTTTTAGCTTTGAGGTTTAAGTGGGTGGCTGCTGCTGAAACTGATTTTGGGAAATTTGGAGAATATAGAACCGTTGGCCGTGGAAAGCATGAAAAGCAGATTTTTGAAGCTGAACATTGTCCTAAATTAGGTGAACGTGGTACTTGGGTAGTTTTAAGGCCATTATGGGACATGAAGCTAATAGAGCCAGTATTTTTTATGGCTGATTCACCAGACAATGCTCCAGATGACGAAAAAGTTTTTATGTATGAGTTGTTCACGGATAAGCAGAAAGCTATAGCCAATATAATCTTGTCAGGTGGGTACAACATCGAGGATGATTTAAAAATAAAGCTAGATCATGTTTCAAAAAGTGGCGTTGATATTTCAGGGGCAGCATTTGGATTTGTTGATGATGACTATGCGAATGCTTCCATTAAGCCAATGTTTCGACTGAAATACAGAACAAAAAACCCTTATTCTAAAAACAGAATCAGGGATCAATCCAAGTTTGAAAGAGAGTTGATGCAAAAAGCTGAAAAACACCTTTGAATAAAAAATACTCAATTAGTGAGTTCAAAGTTATATCAAAGATATAATTCAAAGTTTAATTTCAAGGATTAATCTCAAAGATATAATTCAAAGTTTAATCAAGGTGTAAACAGTAAGGTTAGGTATGGGGGTGCAGGGGGAAAGGGGATTTTTCCATTAATCCCTTTTTTCTTTGCGATAGTAGCAACCTACTAGAATTTATATACCGCAAAAAGCAAAAGCGTAATCAGAGGGGGAAATAGTCAATCTTTCATTGCGTCAGCTCGTAGACACTCGCTTAAAAACTTTCATTGTGAATTAAAGATTCTTTTAACTATGAAACTTTCGTACAGTCACCAGTACCGATACCCAAAATATGGGCATCCCCACTGGAGAACTTGATCCACCACTTAGATGGTCAAGTGACTATCTTAAAGATAGTTAGTGAGTGGCTCAAAGATACTCACAAAGGATAAGATTCTAAATCTGAGCCACCAATAAGGTGAGCAGCTTAAAATCGCATAGGAAGCGATTACAGCCACTTTAGACCTAAGATATGGAAACGGTAAGGCAGATACTTAAAAACGCCAACCAGAGCAAACCATAAGGCGTATTTTTCAATCAGGCATGAAAAAAGGCGATTAACCGAAGCTAACCGCCTTTAAAACTCGTCTGACTCTCTCAGATCAGTTTTAAATTTACTTGAATCGCCAAGCAAACCAATCAAAAACACCCAACAACACTTCAAGGGACAGAGCTAATGAACCAGAAGTGATTACATTATACACTAAATCATAAAAACTGATATACTAAATAAGTAAAATTGATATATAGATTTTTAATCTTACTAATGGGAACAGAGAAATGACATTAACCGAATTACTTGAAAAACGATCTAGCACGGTCAATAAGATGAAAGCCCTTGCAGATGCAGCAGCAAAGGCCCAGCGTGATTTGACAGATGAAGAATCCGCACATTTTGAAACTTTGAAGAATGAAGAACGCAGCGTTCAGAAACAAATTGACCGTGTTGAATACTTGCGAAGTCTGGAGCGTTCAGCACCAGCCGACCACGTTGGTGACAACCACAATAAAGACTTTGAAAAATTAAAACGCTCAGTGTCAGTTCAGAACATTATCCGTTCACAGATGCAAGGCACACAGTTAAGCGGTGCAGAACTGGAATACAACAAAGAAGCGGAAAAGCGTAGCGGTAAAAAAGCACAAGGCGCATTTATCCCATTCGATGCACTGGAAACACGAGCAACAAACAACACAACTACAGCAGCCGAACTCGTTGCAACTAACCACCGCCCACAGGACTATATTGGTGCATTGCGAGCTTCTAACATTGTTCGCCAGATGGGTGTGCGAACATTAACTGGATTGTCTGGTGATGTAGTCATTCCAAAATTCGGTACAGGTTTATCACTTGGCTGGGTAGGTGAAGAAGAAGCAGTACCAGAATCAAATATGTCATTCGATGCAATCACATTGACACCGAAGCACACAGGCGGAAAAACTGAAATGAGCCGCCAATTGATCCAGCAGTCCAGCCCAGATATTGAAAGTTTAATCCGTGAAGATTTGAGCTATTTAGTAGCACAAAATATTGACCAAGCAATCATTGCTGGAACTGGCGTAAAAGATCCGCGTGGTATCTTAAACACAGTGGGCGTTTTGACAGGTGCGATTCCAGACACTTGGCAAGAAGTTTTAGCCCTTATTCAACTCATTGAAGATCAAAACATCACAAACCTGAAATGGTTAGGAACAAGTACCACCAAGACCACATTGGCAGGAATTGAGAAATCAACAGGTACAGGACAGTTCCTATACCAGAACGGCCAAGTCGGTGAACTACCTTTCAATGTATCGGCAAACATGCCAGCCAATAAATTAATACTAGGTGACTTTAGCCAAGTATTACTTGGTGTATGGTCAGAAATCGACATTCTAGTGAATCCTTATGCTGAACCAGCTTACAGTCGTGGCGGTGTACAAGTCCGAGCAATGGCAACGTGTGATGTAGCAGTTCGACACCCTAAAGCGTTCCTAGTGGCAACAGGTGCATGATATGGAAAAGCGTTCTTTTAGTATTGAATCTAAAGGGCGCACCTTATCAGGTTATGCAGCCGTATTCGACAGCCCAACCATGATAGGGAATATTCAAGAAGTAATCAGAAAGGGGGCGTTCACACGTTCCCTTACTTCTTTGGATGCGTCAAAAATTAAAGCAATTTATGAACATGACACCAGCCAACTTTTAGGTCGTATTGGATCCAACACCTTGCGACTTTGGGAAGATGAAAAAGGCTTGAGATTTGAACTCGACCTACCGAACACCACACTGGGGAATGATGTAGCTGAGCTGGTGAAGCGTGGCGACCTTGCAGGTTGTTCGTTTGGTTTTATTGTTCGGTCAGAGAATTGGACAAATACAAGCCGTGAACTTTTAGACGTTGATCTATTTGAAATCACTCTAACCAGCGACCCAGCTTATGAAGCGACAAGTGTAGATATTCGGGCCAAGCGTAAAAGCATCAAGCGATTAATAGCTGCACAAAAATATCTGGAGTGCCTAACATGAGCAGACGCACAAAAAAACGCATTGAACAGAGAAATAACACTCCAGCGTATGACACCTATTTCGCCAATGTGCTGAACACTCCAGTAGTAAACGCCAAAACAGCAGAATCTATTTCCACTGTTTACGCATGTATTTCTGCAATCAGTGAAACCATTGCCAGCCTACCTTTTGAAGTTTACAAGCGGACTGATGCAGGCAGAGAAAAAGCCAAGCAACACCCTTTGTATAAATTAATCCATGACAAGCCGAATGGTTGGCAAACAGCCCTAGAGTTTCGGGAAATGTTGCAGCGTCATGTTTTATTACGTGGCAATGGTTATGCAGAGATTGTACGAGACAGCAGAGGGATTAAGGCATTAATTCCATTGCATCCAGATAGCGTCACAGTCCTTTTGAACCACAATGGAAATTTGGTATATGACGTTATTCAGCATGATGGTAGTACTAAACGATTACTACAGGACGAAATCCTACATTTACGCTACCACCCAAGCGACAGCACCCCATATTTAGGCAGAAGCCCGATACAAGTGGCACAAGATACGATTGCATTGTCCTTGTCCGAACAGCAGCACGGAACAAACACTTTTAACAATGGCACTTCTTTAAATGGCGTAATTGAAACGCTACCGACCACCACAAAAGACCAAGCCAAACAGATCAGCGATAGCTGGAAGCAAAACTATTCTGGTGTGAAGAACGCAGGGACTACCCCAGTGCTACCAAGTGGCGCAAGTTTTAAGCCAGTCAGCATGAGCTTGATAGATAGCCAGTGGCTTGAATCCAGACAGTTCAGCGTATTGGAAGTGTGCAGGTTATTTCGTATTCAGCCCACCATTGTAGGCGTTCTGGATAATGCCAATTACTCCAACAGTGTGGAATTGGCTAGACAGTTCGTAACGCTCACATTAAAGCGTCATTTGCTGATGTGGGAGCAGGCAATTAATAACACATGCTTAACAGCGAATTACTACTGTGAACACAATCTGGATGGATTGCTGCGTGGTGATAATGCAAACCGTGCAGCGTTCTATCAGTCGGCATTATCTAATGGCTGGATGAGCATTGATGAAGTCCGAGAACTGGAGAATCTACCAGTAGGCATTAAGGCGGATCAGGACAATGAAGAACCACACACTGTATAAACCAAAGCAGCGAGCTATCCCATTGAATAGCAGACTATGGCAGAAGATCAGACAGTCCGTTATTGCTCGTGATAGTGGACTATGCCAGATATGTGTTAAGCGTGGACTAACAGTATCGGGAACTGATGTTGACCATATCAACAATGATGGTGATGACAACACGCTGGATAATCTGATGCTGCTATGCCATGAGTGCCACAGCTTAAAGACAGCACAGGATATGGGTAAGAGCGTGAATTGGGGGTGTGATGTGCATGGCCGACCACTCGATCCGAACCACCATTGGAATAAGGAAAAGCACACAGCATGGTATGACTTGCCAGAGTGGAAAGATAGCAAGTATGCACAGGCCAATAAGCAATTGGCAGAGCTGCGAAAAAATCACGAAAAGGTTTTGGATGAAGCACCGCCCGCCCAATCACATTTTTCTGGACGCAGTTGAGGGATTTTAGAAAATGGCAAACCCAAGAAAACCAACGGCACTAAAAGAGCTTGCAGGCAATCCAGGTAAACGCCCTTTGAATGAAGCCGAACCTGAATTTTTACCAGCAGAAACCATTGCCCCAGATTGGTTACAAGGTGAGGGCCTACACCAGTGGAATAAACTAGCCCCACAGATGGCCCTTAATAATTTGCTGAATGTTGCAACCGTTGAACCACTGGCGACCTACTGCGATTTATTGGGCGCATACATTGACAGCCGAAGAAGTGGCGAAGTCCCAGACATGCGGATTTTTAACAGTCTGCGATTGATGGCCAAAGAGTTCGGATTCACACCATCAAGTAAGGGCGGAATAGTTGCACCAGAAAAAGGAAAGAAAAATGACAAGTCCCGATTCTTTAGCTAACTATTATTTTTGCGAAGATGAAGCCGACAAAGTTATTGGATTCTTTGCTGAGTGCCTTACTCACTCTACAGGTCAGTGGCGTGGCAAACCTTTCGAGCTTTTAGACTGGCAGATTAAATATCTGCGGGAATTGTTTGGATGGCGCAGAAAGGACAACCACAAAAGACGATACCGCCAAAGTGCTTTATTTATCAGCCGTAAACAAGGAAAAACCGAGCTTGCAGCAGCAATCGCACTGTATTGTTTACACTGTGAAAATGAACCAGCAGCGCAATGTTTTAATGTAGCAGCAGACACAGATCAGGCAGCACTTTGTTTTAATGCTGCTAAAGCCATGACTGAAAACGAACATGAGTTGGATAGCAGATCCGAGATTTATAAGCGATCTATTTTAGTTCCCAACAGTGGCAGCGTTTATCGTGTGCTATCGAGTTCAGCCAGTACCAAGCATGGATTGAATGTCCATTATTGTGGCATTGATGAATTACATTGTATTGATGATCGGGAGCTGGTCGATGTGTTCACTACTGGCACACTGGCCCGAAACAATAGTTTGATTCTCTACACCAGCACAGCAGGATTTAACAAAAATTCGATTTGCTATGAAATCTGGGACTATGCACAAAAAGTACGTGATGGAATCATAGATGACCCAACATTTTTACCGTGCATTTATGCAGCCCCAGACGATGCAGACTGGAAAGATCCAGAAACGTGGCGGGCAGCTTGCCCAAGCATGGGCCACACTGTAGACCTAAGTTTTTACGAGCAAGAATGTTTGAAAGCGCAGCAAGTGCCAGCTTATGAAAACGTATTTCGTAGATTGTACTTGAATCAGTGGACAGAGTCAGACAGCCGTTGGTTGAGTTCAACAGTCTGGGATGATTGCAAGAATCTAAACTTTCCAGATCTTACAGGCCAGACCTGCTATGTCGGCTTAGACCTTTCGAGCGTTCAGGATATTACAGCCCTTGTTCTAGCCTTTCCAAACATTGCAGGTAAGACCTACACAATACCTTTCTTTTTTGTGCCACAGGTGCAGATTTGGGAGAGATCCAGAAAAGACAAAGTTCCATATCCGCAATGGATGGAGCAGGGACATTTGATTGCAACAGATTCAAAGGCAGTGGATCAGCAAGCCATTCGGCTAAAAATTCATGAGCTGGGGGAAAAGTACCAGATTAAAGAAATTGCAATTGATAGATGGAACGCCAGCCAATTAATGACAGACCTTGAAGCAGATGGATTTGAAGTGGTCGGATTTGGTCAGGGATATGGGAGCATGAGTGCCCCAGCAAAGCAATTGGAAACCATGCTGATTAATGGCGACCTACAGCACCCAGACAACCCAGTTTTAAACTGGATGTGTGCCAATACCGTTGTTGAACAAGATGCAGCAGGTAACACCAAACCAAGCAAAAAGAAATCTAGCGAAAAAATAGATGGAATCGTAGCCCTTTGCATG